ATGGGATTATATTTAAGAAAAAGCAAAAAAATTGCTCCAGGTGTTAGACTGAATGCAAGCAAACATGGATTTAGTCTCTCTGTCGGTCCACGTGGTGCAAAAGTAAATATCAGTAAGCGTGGCACATATTTGTCGACGAGTGTGCCAGGAACAGGAGTCTACGCACGAAAAAAGATATCTAGTGGTTCTCCTAAAAGTGGACTTACTAAAGAAGAAAAGATGGCAATTGCTCAACAAAAAATGGAAAGCAGAAGTGCTAGTGAAAACTTGGCATGGACTGTTGTATTCGGAATATTAGTAGCTGCAATGTTTATTATTTCTATTGTTTCTTTTATCTCAGGAAAAATTGCTTTAGGGGTAATAATGATTTTGTTTGGGTTATTTATGTTAATCCCAACAAATATGTACTATAAGCAATATATTAAGAAGAAAAAAGAAGAATCAGAAACAAATAATGAATCAGAAGAAAATGAGATACCAGAAAAATATGTAAGATTAGTAGAACAACTGAATTCTTATTGTGATGCAATGTATGATGCTCAGACGTTAGAAGATTTGATATCTAATAATGCTATGGCAAAAACTGTAGTACAAGAATTAATCGGAACCCCTGTTCTTTTAAGTGGGGAAAAACCTGAAGATGTTTTAGTTACACTAGATGAATATTACGAAAAGAACAAATTAAAATTCTTGTAATTTATAGCACACCGCTGGAGGAGATGCCGAAGCTATCCCTATAAGGGAATTTCTCGCATCCGATATAGAGAGTATCGAAAGCGTCAGTACCGTCAGTGCGATGCTGCAGCAGATCTTCCTCCGTTTCTGCGAGTTTCTCTCCTCCCTTATCCTTACGGAAGCCGTTACGTCCTCGCACCACGCCTGCTGTCTGTATTGCCAGAATCAGGTCATCGTTATTTTGGCGGTTGAAGAACGGCATCAGTCTTTGTTTCCCTGCGAACCCCTGGTTTATCAGCAGATATTTCTCGTCATGGCGCATAGGATTTCCGAGGTTTATATCCTCCACCTGCCAGCCATGGCGTTCAAACTCATGGCACACCACCCAGTGGAAGTCCTGTTCATTCACGGCATAGTTGCCGCCGAGGGCTGTGCTGTCGTAGTAATATACTACCGTCTTGCATTCATGATGCATATAATAGCGGCAGAAGTCATCAATCAGAGCTGGAATTTTCCGTTCAAACTTCGTGTAGAACGACTTTATCACGTTCAGCCTACGGCCGTCCGGTTGTCCTGCGACAATCCAGTTTATATTCGCGTTATAGTCCATTCCTATGCATATCGGAGCCAGCTTATTCAAGTCGCTGTCTGCTCTGCAATCCAGTGGAGAGGAAAGAGAGGAGAGTGTAGAGAAGTCCTGAGCTTCCGTAAACTCCTTGAACTGCTCATCCAGGTATTCAAAGTCGCTTGCATTATATTTATGCCCTTCCCGCATTGACGAGTAGAATCCATCCTTTGCTATTCCAATCCGTTGGCACAGGATCGAAGTCTGGAACGTCTTCGGTGTAAGGTCACGTTTCATCTGTTTTATATAGCTCTCTCCGAGCAGCTGCAGGTTTTCTATCGACGAGTATTCCTTATAGTACACTGCCACAGAGCGCATCCTGTTCAGGTTGCGGTCCAGTCTTCGCAGATGCAGTCTCAGGAAATGCGGAATTTCGAACCCCTTCTCCTGCATTCTGCGGACGCGTTGCTTCACGTTCCATATCTCATATATTGTACCTTCAATCGTCTCTATCAGTTGCGGGTCCATCTTCTCCTTGTAGTGAAGAAACCACGAGCCCTTCTGCGTCTGCGGCATATCCGAGAGAATCATTATCGAGTGGTTAAACGAGTGATGTCCGAAGTACGACTTAATCCCGCCATTCGCTGGCAGCGTCTCATCCTTCAGCCGTTCATAGTCTATGAACTTCGCCTCATCTATCAGCAGCCACGACAGCGTCAGCGAGTTGCTGGAGCCCGGTCTATCTTGTGATATCAGAATAGCGCACGAGCCGTTGTAGAACATTATCACGTGCTCATATTCCGCAGGTTCTATTATCGGTTTCCCGAATGATTTAGGCGGTCTCCGTCCAATCACATAATGAATGCCATTGATGTATCCCCACCGTTTCCATGCGGCCAGAAGCCCAGGTATCGTGTTCGTCAGACCATGCTTGTAAGTCGGCACCACAATGCCGCCAGTAGATCCAGGCATACGTTGCATGTTACGAAGCACAAAAGGCGACGCTATGCTGTCCGTCTTCCCTGTGCGTCGTCCAGCCACAATCACTGTTGTGTTTGCTCCTATCAGTTGCGTCAAGCGCTGAGGCTCATTAAAGTATATCTTCTTTGAGTTTTCCATTCAATGCAATGTTTTCTTTTAGACCACTCACCACCTCATCCACCTTCGGTTCTGGGAACAGCATCGCTTCTTCCAGGTCAGCCTCTTCAAACTCGATATCCTCAATATCCATATTCTCAGCTCTGTATTTATTCAGCAGCATCCGTATTTTCTCTCTGAGGTTCGGTATAGGTTTAATTCCCAGCACCGAAGGGTCATCAGTCGCGGTAAAAGGTTGCACCACAATCATGTCGTAAGGCACCGCTTGTTCATCCTCCAGGTCCACGCGGTTATATTTCGCATAGGAAGATGCCGCCTTCTCCATCGTCTTCGTGTCCTTGCGTTTCTTCGCCATCTGGAATGTCTCCAGTATCATCTCGTTGTAGCGGTATCGGTGGAAGTCACGAGATGCAGTCGCCAAGTGTGGCAGCAGTGCTTTCACCACTGCCAGGTCCGAGTATGCCGCTGTCTTCTCTATTCCGTGCCTTGACATTGCCGTCTCCACGAACTGTCGGTCTTTCGCATCCGGGTTAGCGAGGAACCAGTTATATTCCTCACGTATGCGTATTATACGAGCCACTATCACTGCTGTATAGCGTTCCTCCAGTTCCTCCTTCGGCGTGAACAGGTCTTCACGGCATATGTCTATAGTACTTAAGTTGGGCATAGCTGTTTAAATGCACAATTCATAATGCATAATGCACAATGTTTTACGTTGGATATTACTCAGTAGATATTTTAGAACCAGTAGCCGTTATTCTCTTTTTTGTTCTCGAATACTGGAGGCGTGAAGAGTCGTGCCGTTTCGCTATTTGCGAACTCCGGAAATATCTCCTCATTCTTACGCATGATATCCACTATGTCACGCAGCCCTTGGATATTCAGAGGCGCGCCTTGCAGGTTGCTCACCACTATCGACCGCAGTTGCTCTATCACCCTAAGGTGCAGTCTGTCTGCCAGCGTAAACGACCAGTCAATTCCTATCACCTCGCCACGTAGCACCTCCATCTGTTCAGGCGAAATATATTCCACTGCTATACGTTGTTCAATCTCCAGCACCTTAGAGCGCAGGTTCAGGTAGTTTGCCCAGCGTTTCTCCGTGATTCCACACAAATTCGCCAGGTCTATATTTGGAAACAGCGTCTCTGTGAACCATCTCCTTTTCGATGACGTGAACCACCGTTCATTCTGGAACAGGTACTGCAGCATCTGTTCCATTGCTACGTCACGAGAAGCCTCCAGAGAGTTTATCAGCCGTACCACACGGTCACGGCTTGCTGGCGCAATGTTCTGGTTGCTCACTATCCCGAAGCCGTTAGGAGTCAGCACCAGGTCCAGAGATGGCACAGCTCGCATAAACGCCTCATGAGCCACCATGCTGCACGCAGTCATTCTCAGAGGGTTGTTCTCTTCTGTTGTCACCAGTATAGGCATAAAGGTGTCGCCAATAAACTGTTCCACAGCCCATCTCTCCGCTGCTTCCAGCCATGGCAGCACCTTCTCAAAGAACGATGCTTCCCCTTGTGCTGTGTCGAATGCGTTAGGCAGGTATTTACGCAGACTATTATCCGATGTAATCAGTTGACAGACCATATATGATAGTTTTTAGTTGTGAGTTATGAGTTTTCAGTTATGAGTTTTGAGTTATGAGTTTTGAGTTGGGTTGGGTTGGATGGTACACAATAGATATCAGTTATTATGTTTCCACACCTCATCCTTAGATGGTGTGCCGTCCCGGTCATCATCATTCTCCATTGTCACCTCCTGTGCGTCCACATGCTCGCTCAGCAGAGTCAGCTGCACAAATGGGCATTCAGGAAAAGCCTCCTTCCATCCGTTGTACCGTATTATCATACGGTGCACTGCGAATAGCAGGTCGTGATATGGCTTTTGCAGAGAATGTGCTATAGTATAAAGCTCCCTTTTGTCCGAACCGCTGTTGTTTGACTGCGACTTCCCTGGCACCGAGCCCACGAGGTTGCTATGCACTCTCATGGTAAAGCAGAACATATTCACTGCCTCTTGTATGTCTGTGCTCCAGTCGCCACCTTCCTTGTCGTTGTCGATCTTGTTTATCACCACTTCATGCTGCACCTCGCCAGTGGGTGCCACATAGAAAGTCGAGAACCACACCTTTCCAGCGTTCTCCACGCCAGTGAGGAAGTCCAGTATCTGCTGTTTCTCCTTCACTATGCGTTTCTGTTGCTCCTTGCGGTCTGTTATCCCTTCACTTTTGAATATCGACTCCCAGTATTTGTTCGATATCTCTATCTGGTATTTTATAGGAGCGATATTCTTCAGTTTCGCCTCCTTCGCCATCCCAATGAGTTGCTTTATGTTATACCACTTCCCACGGAACAGCGAGGCGTAGTAAGGAATCGGGTAATATGTGCTGTCAGGAGTCGGCACACGAGTCATCACGGCAAACTTCCGTGCCTTCGTGCGTATTTTCTTCTTGCCGTCATCACCAGTCTCACGTCCCATTCGTATTGCCAGGTCGCGCCATGGAGAGTTTATATCCAGCAACTCTATCACTTCTATCTCTTCGCGTGAAGCTATCGCCGTACGCCAGTTCGCATACAATAAGTATTTGATGCTCCCATCGTTTTCGGCTGGAGACAGCCTGCAGTAGCAAGCTTCTTTACGCAGCAGCCTCACTATCCGTGTTCCGTCGCTGTTCAGAATCACCACGCTCACTGTGAATGCGAAGTGTTTGAAGTCATGGCATACCCCCAGCCAGTACTGCGCCATGGCGTTATCCATCATAAACTCATCCACCTGAGAGCGCACATCCTTCGAGCACTTGTCCACGTTGTACCGTAGCCCGCTTCCGTAGCACACCTCCGCGTTAAACTGCTGGCATGTCGAAAGCGTCTCATCCGACTCTATCAGGTCGAGGATATTATACGGCAGCATATTGTCACCACCCCAAGGGACGTAAGCCAGTTTCTTGTCGATTATCACCGGACATATGTCCACATCGTCTTTGAACACCTTGCCGCTGTCCACTTGGAAGGCAGCCGATGCATTCAGCTGAGCTATTGTCTCTACGCTATTAAAATTCAACTCCATAACCTTGCGTTTTGTGCAAAGTTATGGAGTCTGTATTATAGTCTAAAAGACACTAGTGTATTCTTAATAAAATTCAGGAGTTCTCAAACGAGGAGAAGTTGTCATACTAAATTTAATACCAGTCTTATTGTCCCAACCTGACTCATTAAGCAGTAACTCCATCAACAAATTCGCAGTATCATCATCAATTTTTAATTCAAAACGAAAACTACTTGTTCTTTCACCATTCTTATTTACTAAATCCCCATTAACAAGAACGCCACAAAACTCTGTTCCATCATCAAGTTTATGGTAGATTAATTCTGCAGCTTTTGGAGGCATAGCTCCCATATTATGTGGAGCTTTGTTCTTATTGTCTTCTATAATATAAACATATCTTACAACTTTTGGGTCTTCAGGGTCATAATCGTCACCAGAATACTCTCTAGATGTTGTATAAACCATATCAAACCCTGTCATAGAAGTTTTACCTCTATGATAGAATTTAATATATTGAGCTTTAAGCCATGACCATCCAAATGGCGGGTTGGAAGAAGCGTTCCATTCTTGTGCAAAAGATGGTAACACAACTGCTAAAAGGAGAAGCGATAGAATTATATTCTTTTTCATAACAATGAATATTTGGTTAATAACTATCTGCAAAGATAGTGAATTATTTGAAAATCAATAGTATTTCGGGTTACAAAAACACCTCCAAATTATTCACGCTAAAGATACAACAGATTCTCGCTTGACGTATCTGATTGCTATTCAAAAGCTTAAACTGCTGCGTTCCTTTATAGAAGTTATATCGCAGAGGAATACAGTTCTTCCATTCCTGTATTTCTCCTGATTTCGTCCAGAGTTTCAGATCGACTGGGTCTCCAGCCTTCAGCATCTTGCGAAGCGTTGATATATGTATACTGTTCATTATTCCTCCTCCCATTCGTTGCTGTTGAATCGCAGGTCTGTGAACACATCCACTGCTATCTGAAAGTATGCGCATGCGCATCCAGAGAAGAAGTACCTGTCTATCTCGTTAAAAGATATACGAGGGTCCAGGTATATGCATTTCTGTTCCAGTTTCGTTTTTTCCAGGATCAGTTTGCTCATAAACTGTCTGAACAGCTCACGCAGCGTCTCAATGCATTCCAAGCGAGCTTGCATGTCATCGATACGGTGTCGCATTGCCAGGAACACCGTCTTCACCCTTCGAGTCCGAGGTGTGTTATGCAGTTCCGTATATCCATTCGCTATGTCGCTCACGCAGACAAAAGCCTTCGAGCGTTGCATATTCTCCAGAGCTTCCTCAAAGCCTTCCAGTCCACTCACGCGGCAGAATTTAAATCCCAT